ACGAGAAATCGTTGGCAATATTGAGAAACAAATTTCCTTTTGTTAGATGGGTGGACAAATACAATTCCAAGTGTCTTTATCCGGGGGATCCATTTTTCGTTGGAGCATACCACGAAATTTGCAAGAGCCAAGGGCTCTCTCCCGATGTTGATTCAGTAGCGTTTCGAGTCAACAACTTTGATAGAGACCAATTCCTTGAAGAAAAAGGTAGTGTTTGTCACTTAAGGGAAGGACATGAGAAGATGTTCTATAAGGTGAATGAAGAAGGTTCACCGTCGTTCGGGGTAGTCCCAACGGCAATAAAATCTGACACCAGAGTATTGTCAGTAACGGCTTCCGGCAAATGTAAGTATGTTTTGTGCGGGGCTGGGGGGATGATTGTTCGAGGAGAGGACAGAAAAGAAAAGGAAAGGGAAAATGAGTTGATCGAGAAGTTAGTTCTCTCAGTCAGAGGCCAACCGCGGGACGAGAAGTTGAAGACGTCCTTGTCCAATAAATTCGCATACGCTTGTGACAAATACCACATAAAAGCTAGCGCATACGAATCTCTCCTGAATCAGATTATTGAGCATGTTTGGAGCGACAAAGTCCATGTTGTCCCTTATGCTATCACCGAATATCTGATAAAGAAATTGCCCCCAAACTATGATTTTCTGTCCATAATCTTGCGACAAATAAATTATGGTGGTCGGTTGGATGCTAGAATATTTGAAGTCTATGAGACGAATATAGAAGCACCAATCGCGGACATACTCAGAGGCGGCCTCGGCAAGGTAGAGCTCTATAACGAGGTGCAATATTTAATCAGGCAGGTCCACTCGGCTGGTCTGAATAGTTTTTGCGCAATAGGAGCGACGGTAATGGATGTTTGTGGAGAACATCTGTGTGATAAAAAAATGACCTACGATGTGAAGAACGAAGATATCATGTGGGCCATGATTAAGGTTTGTAAAGAGAGGGTGGCATATGTGCAAGTCGCCCCGACCTTGGAGGGATACGAACCCCAAGTCTCCAGAACCTGCTATCACAATTCTGTCAACGCTTTGCAAACCAGATTCATCACTGACGTCGATGAATTTACGGTAGAAAGCCGCCTTGAACTTGAGTCGATGAACCTATTGTACTCAACCTTGCAAAATGCGCTTGTCCTTAGGGGCTGCGCGCCGAGGTTGATGACGTATGATGAGTTTATTGACAGTATGACTTGGCCTGCTGCGATGAAGAGAGAGGCAAGGTTACTAGTCCCTGAAATAGATGGCCAAGAAGAACTATGGCTTGACACAAGAACCAAAGCATTCGCCAAGTGGGAAGAGCTGAAGAATAA